GCACGCCAAGGAGTCGGTGAACGCCGCCGCCCATCTGGTCATGCACGATCCCGACAAGTTGGTCGCATCCGCGAGAAGGGCGAGCTGATGTTCCGCGCGGGGGAGGTCTGGGTTCACAAGGGCACGCTTGACGTGGCGCTCGAGATCGTGCGCGTCCAGTACCGAGGCCCTGAAGGGATCAAGGTGCGCGGCAAGCTGATCAACCGGCACAACGGCATCCATTACGAGACGGGAACCTACGTGATCGACCGCGAGCACTTCCCACAGTGGGAGCGGTGGAACGCAGAGAAGGGCAAAGCCGCCGCATAGGGTAGTATCACGAATTATGATTCGTGATTCGAAGGACCCGGGACCGGGCTGGCCGATCGAGCAGAACGAGAACGTCAACCGACAGGGACGAACTGCGGGCCCCACTCCCAGATATATCCGAAGCCGGGGGTCCAGTTCACGGTCCGCTGCGGGGTGTAGGAAAAGGCTTTCGTCTCAGCGTCGCCGACGAGTCCGGCCTTGAGCTCCCAGAGCGTTCGCCCGCGCACGCGCCGGTAGGTCACTGCCCCTATGTGCGTGTGGGCTGAGACGACATTGCAAAGGGTATAGTCGCGGTGGGCCCCTACCCCGCTCATGTACCCGTGGATTCCGAGCCAGCCGTCGGCCTCGTACTCCTGCCGCTCGTCGGTGATCAGCTTCACGCCCGGGAACGTCATGAGGTCGTCCAGGTACTTGCTGACGACCTGCTCGAGCGCGGGAAGGTGCGCGAGCGTCTGCTTCATTGGGCGCAGGTCGTGATTGCCTTTGAGCTGCACCAGCTCAGCACCCTTGACGACCTTCTGAAGCTCTGCCCACATTGCGGTCGCCTGCTTGCGACCCAGCTCCTGCTCCTCGCCCGGCGTGTACATGTTGACCGACTTCGGGAATTTGGACCACGAGTACATGTCGTACAGGTCGCCCATCTGGATGATCCTGCGCGGCTGATGCTTGAGCGCCCACTCATAGATCGCGTCGAGCACGCGCTGACTCGCAAACGGGAAGTGCGTGTCGCCGATCACGAGCGTTGGAGTGTAGATCGTCGCATCGGAGACTGGTGCAGGCTCGAACGTCTCGACCCGTTGCTCAACGCTTGCCTTAAACATCGTGTTTCCGAGCGGCTTCGCTTTTCGGCGCTCGTTGTATGTATCAAGACCAGCCGCCAGAAGGAGCGCGCTGTAACCTCCGAATAGACTCTTCAGGTGATGCTCGGAAGCACCTCGTGCGAAGAACTCAACACGCGTGGGAGTTCTGCCAAGCTCGACCGCCAGAGCCTTCACCGCCGAAACGAGATCGTGTTGATCCATGCGCCGATTTCACCATGTTTGTTTAGACAGCGTAACTGTCAGGAGAAGCCGCAGACGCTAGTCGTGGGGGACTCCGGTCTGAATCATCTGCTTCATGTCGAGCAGCATGCGCTTGTAGTGGTCGCGCTCTTCGATCGTTTCGGCGAGCTCGCGCTCGCGCTCTTTCATGACCGTCTCGAGGTACTCGGCCTCGACGGTTGTCAGAAGCCGCATCAGAATGTCGCGCGCGTATCCAGATTTCTGGCGTAGCTCGCGGATGCACTCGTCAACTCTCTCCTGCCTCGTCTTCGGCTTCGGCTTCTTCTGAGCCTTCAGGTGCTGTTTCCGAGTCCTGTGATGGATCTCCGGACTCGGCTGGGGGTTCTTCGGCTGGGTCTGGTCCATAGGGTGGCTCCAGAAGTTTCGGGCACAGGCACAGCGACCAATCGTAGGTACGAGCGAGCGATCGCGGGCCCTCGGGTTCTTCCTCCGGCTGTGGATCAGGCTGAGGCTCCACTTCTTGCACGGGCTCCTCGGGTTCGAGCCGCTCGGGCACTGGGAAGTGAGGCAGTGCCCTGGTCGGAGGAGGCTCCTGCCCGCACGAGTGGGTCACGATCACAATCAGCAGAAACGCGAGGTACACGATGGCAAGGTAGGTGAACGTGCGGATTTGCATCAGTGTTGCACCGATGAAACAGCGGCGGGCCGAGTATGCATCTTCCCTCGCTTCAGCACGTTAACCCCCGAAGGGGACACGCACCCGCCGCGGCCGTTTCGGTCAGCGTTGGAATCAGTCAGCCACATCTTTGCGAGCGCACGCAATCTATTTGACCCACTGTCGGGGGATATGGCGGATGGAAGTCATGCTCGAAAGATTCCTGGAAAGAGTGATGCCGTGGGTTTTGATCTACATGATGACGGTTTCTACGCTGGTGGTGACCGGCCTGGTCGCGATGTTCATCAAGCAAGCCTATCGGGGCTTACTCGGATGAAGCGCAAGGACCTGGCTCGAGACCTAGAGAAGAAGCAGAGCCCACGACGTCGAACGAGTCCAATGCTGACGCCCGTGTATGAGGATCGGGGTACCGGCGGCCCGGCGAGCGCCTTCGCGGTCAAGGGGACGTTCTACGGAGGGGCTGAGACACTTCGAGCGGTTCATAGGGATATCGCTCTTCAGATTCGACTCGCGCTCGAAACCCCCGCCGCTAAGTGCAGCGGTCCGGTTCAGACGAACGATCAGGTTTCCGATCTCGAGCGCAAGCGGATCATATGCGTTCGCTTCATGCAGCGGATGTGGAAGCGTCCGCCCATGTTCAAGCGACTTCTGCGCCAAGGCTACCCGCTCACTGAAAAGCAATGCGACATGATCTTGGGCATCAAGGCACGTTTCGAGGCGGCACTCGAAAGAAAGAAGGCAGCATGAGCTTGGGTGTCTGGGGTGTTGGCTCATTTGAGCAATCCGAACTCGTGCGAGGCGACTTCCAGCGGTACACCAACCAGAAAGGGTTCGTCAGCAACCGGACCCTCTCCTCGGGCAACGATCTGCTTTACACTTGCATCGCGGCGGTCGTTCGGCACAAGCACGGAGCGCTCAGCCTGGAGGAAAAGGCTGACCTGCTCTTCACGATTCATAAGCACTGCCGTCGCGGACCGGGGATCTACGTTCGCCCCGGTTGGGAGCAGGATCAGCAGCGACACGACGACTACACTGGCCTCTGCGCGCTCGCTTCGGTGGGAATCAATAGCTTCGCCGCAGACGTCGTAGAAGCCGGGGAGGACACTGTTTGGTATTTCGACACCAACGGGGGAAGTGGGCTCGATTGGCGCGCGTGGTTCTGGCCTTTCCGGGCTTTTGTCTGTCACGCCTACTGGGCGGCTGGCATGACTCCGTCGTGGCTGAACCGACTGTGCTGGTCTTTTTCGGTGGCATGGTCTGGTTCAAAGAAGAAGCAGGACGAGTGGATCCTGTCGTGGTTGCTGATCCAGGTGGCGGGCAACAGGGGGAGGCTCGAGCGATGGGCGACCCGGAAGTATTGGGCGCGGCTGTACAAGGCGTATCCGAACGGGCTCAGTGACGTGTTCAAGAACTATTTCGGGGGAGACGCCGAGCACCCGCTCGCCAAGTGGTGGCTGCCATGAAGTTCCCAGGAAACTTACAAGAAAGGAAAGTCTCATGAGCGGAATCAAGCACGAGTTCATTTCCGATCCCGAGGAGTTCGAGCGCAGGACAACGGAAGGTCGCGGTCACATGGCTTCCAAAATGCTCGTGGAAGAAGTGAAGAAGGTATTCGACAAGTACCCCATCAAGACTTTAATGCTCAGCTTCGTGCTCGAGCGCTTTCCCGAAGAAGAGCACTCATCTTGCCGCATGCTCCGGTGCGGAGACCCGAATGCAATCATTCAGATGTGCCATGGAGTGGTCGAGTCCGAAATGATCAGCATGGCGCAGGAGCAGACCAGTCGGTGAAGGACTGGCAATACCACGTGGTGGTGTTCCTGTGCTTGCTCCTGTCGGCACTGTCGGTCTACGTGTCTGTGCTAGACTGACACCAGTAAACGTCTCCTAAACGTTGGCGCAGGCGATCATGTCCGACGATAAACCGTGGTTATTCAAATCAGGTAATCCCGGTGGACCAGGCAGGCCGGTCACTCCCGAGGACATCCGCGAAGCGGCTCGATTCGGTCGGGTCAACCTCGCACGCGAGATAATTACGCTACTTGGAATGGACTGGAATCAGCTCGGCCTGATCCTCAAGAACAAGGATGGAAGCGGTGCTCGTTTGGCCTGTGCGCGTATCCTGGCTATCGCCATCCAGAATGGCGACACGAAGCGGATGAACTGGCTCGTCGAGCAGGCGTTCGGGAAATTGCCGCAGAACTTCAACATCGCTGCTTTCGGGGACTCCAAGAAGGTCGGACACCAGGACATCATGGGTTTCCTGCGTGATCTTCGCGAGAAACGGGACTCGCAAGAGGCGAGTGACACGAATGGCGACAGTTGATCCGAGAGGCTTGTAAAGCTACGCAGGGGATTGGGAGAGTGGAGGGGTCCTTGATTCCTCTCTCTGCCAATCGCCGGGGTGGCTGCGCACGGAAGCCAGGCTGCCCCGGTTGAAAAAGACTATGCTGAGTGAAATCACCCGAATCCTCGATACGCAGGTGCACCCGATGGGCCTCCTCGTGACAGCGCTGATCATTCTGCTGGTTGGGTTCCTGCGCCGATGATCGTAGTCCTTTCAGCACTCCGGCAGGAGCTTGACGGATTATTCGAGGGACTACCGGTCGTCTGGACGGGCGTCGGGAAGGTCAACGCCGCGTGCGCCGCTACCGGAGCAATCCTACTATTCAAGCCAAAGCTGATCGTGAACTTCGGGTCGGCCGGATCAAACGACGTGGCACCCGGATCGCTCCTCAACTGCACGCAGTTCGTCCAGTACGACATTGACTGCTCGCCGCTCGGCGTTCTGCCTGGCGAGACTCCCTTCGAAACAGTTCCTGCCCGCCTCGAGGTCCCAAACCGGGTGCCCTGGCTCCCGAAAGCGCGGTGCCTCACCCTCGACCGATTCGTGACAGCGAAGCTCGACCCCGAGAAGGGGATACCCGAGCTCTACGACATGGAAGCCTACGCGATCGCAAAAGCCTGCTTCTACGGAAAGACCCCATTCGTCAGCGTGAAGTACGTCAGCGACTCCGGAAGCGCCGACGAGTGGAAAGCCAACTGCTCGAAAGGCGCCAAGCTGTTCCGAGAGGTCTATGATCGACTGCTCGCCGGAACAACTTGACGACTGGCGCTTCCGCCTTAGCAACTTCTACTCGGTAGTCAACAAGTCGGGCGACCGAGTTCCGTTCGTCGAGAACGCGATCCAGAAGCTGATCAACGACTGCCCGGCGAAGCGCAAGGCGATCCTGAAAGCACGCCAGTTCGGCGTTTCGACCAACGAGCTGATCAAGCAGTCGGACTTCGTCTTCTTCAACGACAACGTGAACGCGTGCATCCTGGCCCACGAGCAGGACGCCATCAAGAAGCTGTTCCGCATTCCGACGCGCACCTACGAATTCCTTGACCCGGGACTGCAACCGGCACTCGACCGTGGCGGCGGCTCGAAGCACGAGATGTATTTCCCGGAAAACAACTCTCGGATTTACTGCGACTTGGAGTCGCGCGGCGACACGATTCACTGGCTCCACGTCTCGGAAGCAGCCTTCGTGAAGGAGCCCGAGCGAATTATCGCCACCATGCAGGCGGTACCGATCGGCGGCATTGTCACTCTCGAGACGACGCCGAACGGCATCGGCAATCACTTCTACGACTTCTGGATCGAAGAGAACGGTTTCACGAAACTGTTCTACCCGTGGTTCATGTTCCCCGAGTATCGGGTCGAGCCCGGGGTGACCGATCTCACGAGAGAAGAGATCACGTTCGTCGAGCGCGTGCAGAAGAAGTACGGGATCCTGATCACACCTGAGCAGATGGCGTTCCGGCGCATGAAGCAGTCCGAGCTCAAGCACCTGTTCATTCAGGAGTACCCCGAGGACGATCAAACGTGCTTCCTGGCCTCGGGCAACGCCGCGATGGACCTGCTCATCGTCAAACAGCTCATGGACGAGGCAATGGCGCCGATCGAGCAAGACGACTGGTACAAGATTTGGGAGAAGCCCATTGCTGAGGGCTGGTACACGATCGGAGCCGACGTGGCCGAGGGCGTGAAGTCGGATTACTCGGTTGGAGTCGTGATCGACTGCATGACGCTCCGGCAGGTTGCTCAGATTCGTTCGAACCTGTGGAGCCCTCAGGAGTTCGCCGCGAAGCTGAAGTGGCTCGGGGATCGGTACACGGTGCGCGGGCGACCGCCCGAGATTGCTGTTGAGCGCAACAACCACGGTCACGCTTGCTTGCTCGCGCTCGATGCGATCGACCCGCAGTGGCCGAACCTGTTTAAAGACAAGGATGAGCGCCTAGGGTGGAAGACTGACATGGTCTCGAGGCCGCTCATGATCGACACGTTCAAAGACGCCGTCGAGAATCGCCGCTACGTTGTCAGGGATCGCGACACATTCCAGGAGTGCCTAACCCTGATCGACAATGAAGGCAAGGTCGAGGCAGATGATGGGAAACATGACGACTGCGTGATCGCCCATGCAATTGCGGTATCGCGCGCGCTGGAGCAAGCTGGAGTCTCTGCGCTCTACAAGAACATCGGAGCGAAGATTCTTGTCGCATAACCGGAGGCTCCCCATTGGCCAAGCGCGCCGCCGCGAAAAAACCGATCAAAGAGGACGAGTCGCGCGCTGAAGAAAAGCCGGCTGCTGCACCCGTGATCGACGGTCCGAAGGAACCCGAAGGGAAACCTCGCGCCGAGCAGACGAAGAACCTGCTCGCTGACCTGTACTTGGGGATGGCCGAAAAGTCCCAGGCCGTCAGCCCGTACCACCCCGATTCCATGATGCGTCCGTACAACCCGGACGATCTGTTTCAGAAGCGGCACGACTACGGGATTTACGAGGAGATGCAGCAGGACGATCAGATTTCCGTCTGCATGCAGCTCAAGAAGGACCTCGTGCTCGGTTCCGGCTGGGACATTGTCTGCGAGGGCGACAGCGACCTGGATCGTGAAGTGAAAGAAGACCTCGAGTTCGCTCTGCGTGAGGACCTGGGCGACCCGAAAGCTGAATCGCAGACCGACCCGGTGCTCGAGGATATGCTCGAAGAAATCCTGAGTGCCTATGACGTGGGGTTCTCCCTCACCGAGAAAATCTTCAAAAAGCGGCACGATGGTCGCATCGGGCTCAAGTGCCTGAAGACCAGGCACCCGGCGACCTGGCTCATCCACACCGATGAGTTCGGAAACGTCGAGAAGTACGAGCAGCGAGTCGGATCGCACAAAGCCAAGGGCGGCTATGACCTGATCATCCCGCACAAGGCGCTGATTCACTACATCAACAAGCCGAAGTTCCAAAACCCATACGGTCACTCGGACCTGCGCGTCGCCTACAACGCGTGGTTCGCCAAGCGTCAGTTCATTCGGTTCTTCTCGATCTTCCTTGAGAAGTCCGCGAGCCCGATTCCGGTCGCCAAGTACAAGAGCGGTGCTCCGAGCCAGGCAGTCACCGACATCTACAACGCGATCAAGTCCTTCCAGCAGAAGACCGCCATCGCCATTCCAGACGCCATCGAGGTCGAGTTCCTTGAGACGAAATCGACTGGCGAGGCCTACGTCAAGGGCATCAACCTCTTCAACATGTTCATCGGACGCTCGCTGTTTATCCCCGACCTTCTCGGGTACCAGGGCAGCGAGACCGGTGGCGGGTCCTATGCGCTCGGCAAGGACCAGTTCCGAGTCTTCTTCAAGCACATCAATCGTCGGCGCGAGACGCTTGAGCGCATCGTGAACCAGCACATCATCAAGCCGATGGTGCTCTACAACTTCGGGGAAATGGAGAAATTCCCGAAGTTCAAGCTGCGCCCGATCGAGGATGAACAGGCCGCCGAGCTCGCCAAGCTCTGGCTCGAGGCTGTAAAGGGCAAGGTCTACAAGCCGAGCGTCGAGGAGATCAATCACTTCCAGAAGCTGTGCAAGTTCCCGGAGAGCGAGGTCGAATTCCATGAGCCGCTCGTATCCATTGATCCTGAGACTGGGAAGCCGCTACAGCAGAAGGCCGGGTCTACCCCGCCGCCTGAAGATGGAAATCCTGGATCGTCTCAGCCCGGAGCAAAAGAGCCTGCTGATGCCGCAGACGGCAAAGCCAGCGAGACGGACGAAAAAAAAAAGTATAGCTCGACCCGCTACAGCACCAAGGTGAATTTCGCGCAGATCGAGTCGAGCATGGACCACTTCAAGGACCAAGTGCTCGCCGACGCCGCGCCGATCATGAAGAAAGCGATGCTCGAGCTTCAGGACCAGATGACGACTGGTAAGGGCGAGGTCACGGCCAATCCCGAGAAGCTCGGAAAGATGAGCATCAAAGCCGAAACGCTGGCAGAGCTCAAGGGCGTCCTGCAAGCGAATCTGCGCAAGGCGCACGACGAGGCCATGGCGCAGGCCACTCACGAGGTCAGCATCAAGGAGTTTCGCGCACCACTTCCGAATCAGAAGTTCCTCGATTTCCTCGAGGGCGAGAGCGAGCTGTTCGTCAATGACTGGGCAGAGAATCTGACGAAAGCTGCTCGCGTGCGCGCGATCCAGGCCATCAAGGACGGCGAGCCCCTATCCGCCATCTTTGATGACCTGGACGACGAAGCCATTGGCTCAGCCGAGGGCTCGATCGACCGCTTCGCCCGAACCAAGTTCACCGAGGTCATGAATCGCGGTCGCCTGGAATACTTTGAAAGCACCGGCGTCGTGGATGCCTACGAGTACAGCGCGATTCTCGACGACCGCACGAGCGAAATCTGCGAGGGCTTGCACGGCAAAGTCTTCAAGGCTGGTCGCGAGCCAATACCGCCGCTTCATTTCAACTGTCGAAGCCTTCTAGTTCCCATCACCAAGTACGAGGATTGGGAAGCAGACACGCATGTCGGAGATACGCCCATTCAGAAATTCATCGACCAGAAAAAGGGCGCTGGTTTTGCCAAGAGGTGACTTATGGACCTGAAATCTATCAAGGGTGTTGAAATTTTCGCTGCGGGCAAGTGGAACGGTGACGAGTACACCGAGGCCGATCTCGACGAGATGGTTCGCGCGTTCAACGAGGATTCACAGCGGAAGCCCCCGCTCAAGCTCGGGCACGATAAGGGTCAGAAGCTCCTGCAAAAGGATGGCTTCCCCGCTGCCGGATGGATCACGAATCTCTATCGGCAGGGATCTAAGCTAATGGCCGATTTCTCGGAAATCCCGGCGAAAATCTACGACTTGATCGCGAAGAAGGCGTACCGAAAAGTTTCGAGCGAGGTCTTCTGGAATATCGACGTCAACGGCAAGCAGTACAAGCGCAAGCTCGCTGCGGTTGCGCTGCTCGGTGGGGACATGCCTGCGGTGAATTGCCTCGACGACGTGCTGGCCCTTTACGGCGTCACAAACGCGGACAGGGTGGGTGTCTATACAACGCCCGAAGGCGAGCATACGCTCAAGGCATATTCGCTCGAAATTGAGCCAGCATCGGAGAACAAGATGACCGAAGCCGAAATCAAGAAGCTGCAAGATGAGCTCAGCGCTGAGCGCGCGAAATCTGAGAAGGCTGCGGCCGATCTCGCGGCGAAGCAGAAGGAACTCGACGAGGTCAAGCAGTTCAGAGCCGACGCCGAGAAGAAGGCTGCTGACGCCAAGCTGGACGTCGCCGTTTCCGAGCTCGAGAAAGAGCACTCGCTGGCTCCGTCGGTCAAGACTCTCGTTCGCGAGCTGGTCGGTCCCGAGCAGAAGGAATACTCGCTCGACGCTAAGGGCGAGAAGAAGGGCGACAAGGTCGCTCTCATCAGCCAGATTCTGAAGCTCCACACCGAGGCCCTCAAGGTCAACCTCAAGGAGCACAGCCAGTCGGGCGACGAAGGCGACAAGAAGAACGCTGACGCCAACAAGGACAACCAAGAGCTCCTGATGGCAAAGGTCCAGAAGTACGCCGACGAGAACAAGGTTCGCTTCGCCGACGCCTACAAGGCGGTTCTGAAGGCTGAAGCCGAGAAATCCGAACAGGACAAGTGAGGTAACAGAACATGTCGACCCAGATCGCACCCACTTCTTTCAAATGCGCCACGACCCTGACGGCCTACCGAGGCGTCGTGATCGCGAGCACGAGCGCCGAGACGGTCAGCTTTCCCGAGACCAACACTGCGCTCCCGATCGGCATCACCGCTGACACCGCTCGCAACGGCTACGTCGGCGTCTACGGCGCGGGTCAGATCGCGAAACTGTACTTCAACGAAACGATGGCCGCTGGCCGCCTGGTCGCGCTCGACTCGAGCGGTCGCGGCGTGCCCTTCACGGTCGGGACGCAGACGACCACGGGCATGACCATTCAGTCTTGCTACATCGGCGTCCTCGTCGGCCCGGCTGTGACCGCGACCGGCACCATCGCCGATGTGTTCATCCAGCCGGGCTTCGCCCGCGGAACGAGCTGAGTTAACGGGACGGGACTAGGGGGAATAGAAAATGCCTCTTTCGAATCAACTGCATGTAGACAAACTCCTGAGCGCGATTTCGATCAAGTATCGAAACGAGAATTACATCGCGATGGAGATTTTCCCCGAGATTCCGGTCAAGCTGAACTCGGACCTGTACCGAATCTACGGGCGCGACTTCAAGCTCCCCGAGACGTACCGCGCGATGAACGCGGTCTCGAAGCAGGCGAGCTTCGAAGTTTCGACCGCGTCGTACCAGCTCGAGTGGCACTCGCTGCACGACTTCGTCGGCGATCGCCAGGCCGAGAACTACGACATCGCGGATCTCCGGTCCGACACGACCGAGAACCTGACGGACAAGATTCTCCGCAGGCTCGAGAAGAAGGTCTGCGACCTCTTCACCACGACCAACTGGTCGCTGGGCGTGTCGCTCGCGGCGGGCGCCGAGTGGTCGGCCAACACCACGACTTCGAACCCGATCCCAGTCGTGGATACCGGCACTTCGACGGTGCTCATGAACTCCGGGAAGAAGCCGATCTACGGCGCCATCGGGCGCAACGGCTTCGTGGCGGTCAAGAACCACGTTTCCGTGCTCGAGCGTACCAAGTACGTCAGCAAGGAAATGGACGTGAACATGATCGCCGCTCTGTTCGGGCTCGAGCAGCTCCTGGTGTCCGAGCAGTCGATCGACACCGCCGCGCAGGGCGTCGCCGAAAACATCTCCTGGCTCTGGGACAACGAGAAGATGTTCCTGGGGTGGAAGCCTGCCAAGGCGAGCCCGCTCCAGCCCTCGGCGGGCTACATCTTCCGGAACTCGAGGCCGATGGTGAAGCGGTGGCGCGTGGAAGAGCGCGAGGCCGACGAGATCGAGGTGAACATGGAGTTCGACGCCCGAGTGGTGGCGTCGCTCTGCGGGTACCTCATCAACAACGTCACCTGATTCCCCAGCATCACGCACCTCCTAACGAGGGGACATCTGCACCGGAGTCGTTCGGGTTCTCCGCCCCGGGCGGCTCCGGTGTTGTTTTATCTGACATTGCGGAAGTTCGAACGGTGTTGGTTAAATTGAGCCCATCTGAAACTAGACATTTTCCCGAACAGGAGACACCGGCTCAATGAACAGCGAAAAGATCACGGACATGGCGGCCCTCGAAGCAAAGCAGCGCGCGCACAATGCGAAGCTCGATGAGGAGCTGAAGAAGCGAAAAGAGTCGGTCACCGAGAAGGAATCGTGGATCGAGATCGTTCGCAAAGCGAGCGACAAGCCGGGTCGCTCGAAGGTCATTCGCAAGGTGATCACCTCGTCCGGCCACACGCATTCGCTGTACGTCGGCGTCGAGAGCAAGTGCCTCGA